TGGGTGCTTTGGGCACCGCTGTAGAGACTGTGGCAGATTTCTTTGCCAGAGTCGCTTCAATGACATCTCGAAACTGATTGTATCGTTCAATCTTCAGCAATTCTTCGCACACTTGTGCTTTAGTTAGCGGTCGATCAAACTCAACCAATTCGATCTCGGTGTGTTCTTCCTTCATCATCATCTTAATACGAGTAACCATATCACCTTGACCGACTCGAACTTTATACTGTCCGATACGCTTCGAGATACCACCAAAAGTGTATTTTGCTTCGTTTGCCATAATAACCTCACAAAAAAATCATTATATAAAAAGAAAAGTGAAATGTCAATCAAAAAAGTTCAGAAACTAACATCAAAAGTACAGGTAAGACAAAAATCGACGCTGCACCCAATACATCATAGATCATTTCTTTATTCATGTCAATACCTTATTTCAAAAGTTCATAAGGTTTGTTCCACTTGCCAATGTTGACGTCTACATACCAACCTACATCAAAATAGTCGGTTTGAATATCAGAATTGTCATGGTTGCCATTATTCATCGCAGCAAGAAGTTGCTCGAGAGCTTGCTTTGCCTTACCAGAGAAGTGACTGCGAAAGTGGTAAGGATTAACGCCAATAGAGGTTGTAGCAGGAGTAAAACTTACTCGCCGACCAAACTCAGTTTGGCAAGTTTCATTGAAGTTCTTGATGAAATCAATCTTGCCCGACTTGATGTTCAGCACCAGCGTGGAGTGGTTGCGAACCGCCAAGGTGCCTTTCAACCCATTACGAGCGAGAATAGCTTTGACTTTGGGGGCAATTTTTGCTTTGAGATCTTGAGAAACGTATGCCATGGTAAACTCCGATTAGGCGAGAACGATAATGCGAGGAAATTCTGCAGAATCCATGAAATGTTCGCCCTGCAGCGGCGCGGTGAAGAAGTCAGGTTTGAATTTTCTGTCTACCGAACCTTGCCAGACACGTGAGATGCATCGAGCGCGGAAAGCCCCGTCAGATTGGATCGCTACAACTTTGCCAACCATGTAGCAGTCATTGATTCCATTGAAGTCCAGAGACTTCACAACACTACCAACTTTCAATTCGTTCATTTTCTGAACACTCCGCTTTCAGTTTCAGTCTTTGTGATTGGGCATACAAAATGCATTACGTCATGCCCATGTATATCTTCTTCAATATTGAGGAATTCAACCTCAGTAGTCAAATGTTCTTCGGAACACTCACGACAGATTACTATAAATCGTTCACTCATTTTCTTCTGTTCAATCAATCAACACTATCTATTATACAGGAACCAGAAACTTTGTCAAGCATTTTTTTGTTGTATTTTTACAACGTTGTATCAATACAACAACGATTTTAGGTAGTTTTCCGCCTCTGGAAACTGATCTAACTCATTGATTTCTTGGTCAATTTGTTCATAAAGCATCAGTTTTAGCAGGGTAATTCCGGTTTTTTGGTCCCGCGGAGGCAGAGTAGAGAACCAAGCATCTAGTTCTTCCTGGGTTTGTATGCTCCAGATCATATCTGCTAATTTGCGCTGTCGAGCGTTTAATCCATGAAGTTCCATCATTTCCCCTTTAGGTGATCAGAAACTTTTACGGAATGCTTACAAGTGCGACGATACCCATACCCGGTGCATGTACAAGAAACCTTACCATTCTCAAACGTTACAATGTAATCCTTTCCGCTACTTTTGCTGCTTACTTTGAAAATTCGTTTTGATGAATCAATTAGAGTAGCTTGACCTGACAAGTATTCGATCTTGTGTACTTTAGATGAATGAATTACGGCACGAGGAAAGTTAGGATTTCCTGTTGCAACCATGAATTCTGACGGACCTACCCAAGGATCTGACTTGACAACCATTCCTCGAGTGGTAAAATACCGAATAGGATCTTGTCCGAGTAGATTGTTCGGATACTTGGTTGTTACAATAACTTGCGACCCAACTTTAGGAATTTGCATTTTTCACCTCTTTTGCATCATAACAAAAGTAAGAATGAATGTCAAGCATTAAAATTTTCTTTGATATGCGGCAGCCATTTGTTGGTTTTTCGCAACAGTTCGGTTCTAACGTGATTCCACTTAGTACGTTTGAACGCTCTACGATACATCTTCCAGGTAGTCAAATTCGAAAAACTATCTATATTTTCAATGATTTGCTTGGGGTCTATATGAGGATAATGATACTTTATTTCCATCGCCAGGTCGTGAGCGTACGCTTCTAATTCTTCTACTATCGCCAAATACTCGAGGCGCTTATGACTACTGAACGTTTTGCCGGGATGAAAGTAAAAATGATGAGTGTAAAACTTTTCATCCCCCTTTGTTTTGAATTGAATCTTATGCACCAGTTCATGTTGTAAAGTTTGATTCAACAGAAAGATAAACCTCTTCCTACGCTTCTCAGTAAAGTAGATATACGTTTTATTTCGATTGTAGCACAGTTCAATGTCGATAGGCATGTGATACTTTCCCGGAGTGTATTCGCCTCCAATCATGTACCAATGCTTTTTACTTGAAAAAGAAATAGGGACAAGTTTTACCTTTGCCCCGTAAGGTTTCAAAAGAGAATCAAGCTCTCTCTTTAGTTTACTGAGTGATATGGCACCTGATAACCATTCTAAATTCACGTTTAGTCTTTTCCAGATTTGATTTCCCGTATGCATGGTGCTCTCCTCTAGACTTTTTTGGTTATTTATATCCTTATAGAATCATACTTTGTAAAGTCCTTCTGCTTCTTGTATGCTCCTGAAATGTCATCTGTAGATATTTGGCGTGAATCATGGATGTTCTGCTGTGCTGATGCTTCAAGATCATACAGTCGCATCTTTGCACGATCTACACCAATCAGAAATCTTTTGTGCATTGACGGATCGTTGTATCGATTTTTCAGTTGCTTAACCATTAGTTGACCCATCTTTTCCAGATCTTCTGTGCTGATCAAAGCAAACATAAAGTCAGCAGTTGCCGGCAATCCGAACGATTCAGATGTATCTGTTAGTTCAACATCAGTGTTACCGTATCCACCTCGAGTCGTTTGTGTCGCTGATACGATAGGTAGATTGTATTCAACCGCTAATCCTCGCAATTCTTCTGCAATCGCCTTCACCATTGTGTAACTGTTCACATTTGAATTAGGTTTGAATCTTGCACTGGAACAGATATTTAGATAGTCAATGAAGATGATATCAGGTTTAAAGTTGCGCTTCAGATTTAGTTCATTCAACAATGACTTGAAGTGACCCACATGTGCTGATGCAGTTGGATACTCTTTGATAATTAACTTTCCTTGTGTCTTGTTTGTAATTTTCTTGACACGATTCTCAAATGTTGACTTTGGAATATCCTTTAGTTGGTCGATTGCAGTGTCCATCAGATTCGCATCGATTCTTTCTGCAATACGTTCTTCAGCCATTTCCAAAGTTATGTACAAAACATTCTTATTTTGCTGTAAGCATGATGCTGCCACGTGACACATGAACAATGACTTACCTACACCAGTTCCTGCCAAGGCGATATTCAATGTCTTGCGAGGCAATCCATCTTTGGTAATTAGATTGAAGTGATGCAAGTCAAACGGAATTCGATCTTCGACGCGATTATAAAAGTCATGTCGATTTAATGCATCGTCAATATAGTCATGCCCAATAGAAGTATCAAAACAAGTTCCCAATGCTTCTTGCAAAAGTGTTGGAATGCCATCTTTCGAATGAACCTTATCGCGTCCCTCAAGAATACTAATCGATGTGACAATCGCATTATAAACTGCACGATCTTTACAATACTTTTCAGTTTCGTTGATTGCCCACTCAAGGTTGATGTCTTGCTTTTCGAAGCTATTGACCATAGTCATAACTTCACTAAACGTATCCTCTGGAATGTTTTTATCATTATGAAAAGCAATCTCAAGTGCATCCTTGTTAGGTAATGAGTTATACTTATTAATAAACTCTGCTATATGACTAAAAATAAGTTTGGTATTGTACTCATTAAAATAATCTTCTTTTAGAAACGGAAATACTTTTCTCATGTACGTTTCATTGTACATGAGATTAGTTAGAATAGTTTGTTCAATTGCCATTTTCTTCCTTGTAATTTTCAATCGCTTGTGCAAGTATATCAGACATTACCAGTTGCATTATATCAATAAAGTCACGCGATTCCATTTCTTCTTTCAACATGCCTTCAGGAAGATTGATAATGTGATAGTCGACTTGCATCTCACCTTCTTTGGTTTCATCAAAATCAACTTTTTCGATTTGAATGACTGCACCTTCGAATCTACCTTGTGTGATCTCGATACCCCATTGCCCATCATCAACTGCCCAGGGACGATACATGTTACTCAGCTGCATTATATTCTCCCTCTATATCTTGTGTGCTCATATCGGACATGATACTATTTGACGATACTTTATATTTTGATTCAACATAGTCATTGAACTCTTTGCTGCTCACGATAGGCAACCAAAACTCTTTATTGTGTGTATCTGCAAGGCGATACTTCTTATCTTCACCTGCACGACTATACCAACCATTGCTGGGTTTGATAACGAAACCTCCATCTAAGGCAATATCAAGCAATCCTGACCATTTGCTGATGCCACCTTCAAATGATACTTCAACTGCCAGCTTTGACTTCTCACGCACGTAACGTGACTTTTCGACGTTGATAATAAAATTGTATCCTGTCAGATCAGTTCCATCTTTCTCTTGTTGACGCCCAATGATGAAGATATTGTCGGCTGAATAGTATACACCTGTACCGCCCGACACCACATCTTTCGGATACAATCCAATCTCTTTGTAAGTGTGATTGACTACAACCATCGGAATGTCTTTGATAGTCAAGTGAGGAGTAATCATACGAAACAATGACTTCATTTGTTTTGCTCGACTCATATCAGCAACTGACTTGCCTTCAATCGCATCTTCAACTTCTTTCTTCGATGCCAGATTACCTACAGAGTCAACAATAATGATGATATGGTCACCCCGATTGATGTTGCTAAGCTGAGCCATAGCGTCATGCTTAAGTTGTTCAATGTCTGTGATGGGCGTGTGGATGACTCGAGAAGTGTCAATACCAAAGCTATCGAAATAAGATTGAGGACTACCGAACTCAGAATCGTAAAATAAAACAACACTATCATCGTATTTGTCCAGATAAGATTTTGCCAACATCAAGGCAAAAGCAGTTTTAAAATGTTTTGAAGGTCCTGCAAAGACAGTCAATCCCGGAGTCAATCCACCTGACATACTACCCGACAAAGCAACATTCAGAATAGGTACAGGTGTCTGAATCATATCCTTCTTGTTGAAGAATTTAGATTCCGACAACGTTGCAGTTTCTTTAATTGTAGTGTTCTTCTTTAGTTTCTCTAGTAATGACATGTTATTCCTTATGAGAAAAGATCTGCTAGTGACGCTTGTGGTTTTGCACTCCATCCCATGCATTCAAGAATAGCAGACAATGGTTCAACGAATGTTTTCTCGAACATTGTATTGTAATCGACATACTTTGTCAATTCAAGTTCCTTGGGAAGTTCAGATATGAAAGCAATACAGTTTTCGCTGATGGGATTAGGTTCTTTCAAGTATAAAAACTTAATCTTATCACCTTCTTGAATCGACTCATACTTCTTAGTCAATCCTTTTCTGGACAAGTAAAAGTTATACAGCAAAGATCCTCGTACATGCATCGGTGTCGCTAGTTTGTAAATCTTTGCATTGTCTGTATACTTTTGTAATCCTTTGACACCTCGAGGGAAGGCAATCTCGTGAGGTTTAAGTTTCTTAAACTTTGCTTCTACTTCTTCAATGTATCGTTGCACATCCCCTTGTGTCTTTACCAATGCCAAACGAACTGCTTCACGTAATGCTTCTCGCACAGGTTCGGGAGTCGATGACTTGACAATTTCCAATCCCATAACTTTCAACTTGGGATCATT